CCCGACCAGTACCAGCTCGCCGCCTGGCGCTTCGCCCGTGCGTCCGTCCGCGAGGGCGACGCCGCCCTCGACCACGCCCGCTACGGCCTCCTGGCCGAGATCGGCGAGCTTGCCGCGATCTACCAAAAGTCGGTGCGCGACGGCGTGCCCGTGGACCGGGACCGCGTCCGGGCGGAGCTGGGCGACGTGCTCTGGTACGTCGCTGCGTGCGCGACGCTGCAAGGGCTCAGCATGTCCGACCTCGGGATGCACGCGCCGCAGCCCGGCTTGTCGATGCTCCAGCTCGTGCAGTCCGCGACCTGGCACTCCCTGACGACGCTGCCCGGCCTCATCGCCGAGATCGCGGGGCGGCACGGCATCACGCTCGCGGAGGTCATGGAGGCGAACGTCGACAAGCTCGCGCGCCGCGCCGCGACGGGCACGATCGGGGGGTCGGGGGAGGACCGGGCCGCGGCGGCGGCGGCGGAGTGCGCGGCTGTCGTGCGCTACCTTCAGCACCTGCCCGAGGTCTGCGCCGCCTGCTGCGACGCTGCCCTCTCAGACGCGATCGACGCGATCGAGGAGGGTCTGCACCGCCCAGGGGGTGACCCATGACCACCCACCACCTCGGCCCCTGGGGCACGATCGAGCTTCACCAGCGCCCGACCTGCGTCCGCTGGACTCTCCAATGGTCCCCGCTCTGCGGCGCGAGCGAAGACGTCGTCGTGATCTCGTCGCAGTCGCCCACTGCCGAGGTCGCGATCGAGACGGCGCAGCGCATCGTCGCGACACTGGACGAGGCCCAGTCAGCCGGGTAGCATCTTCACGCGTGGTCTGCGCCGGGCCCCGCATCCGATAGGCCCCCACTCGGAATGGTCCGGGTGGGGGTTCTACTTTACGGCCCGACGAGCCGCAGCGCGTGCTCCAGCCGATCGCCCGCGTCGTCGCCGCTCAGGGCGCGCACCGCGGCCACGATCTCGACAAGCGCCGAGCGGACCGCGGGCCGAGGGTCAGTTCCCGCCGGACGGGCGCCGTCGGCGGACGCTGCTGATGGTGGCGTCGTCGGAGACAGCACGGGCGAGGACGGCGAGCGCAGAGGCGAGATCATGTACCGACTCCTCGATGCGCTGTAGGCGCTGGAGCAGGAGGATGCCGCCGTCGGCCGAGCGCGCGAGAAGCGGCGAGAGGTCGTCGGCAGGTGTGGCGTTGCGGCGCGAGCGGATGTGCTCGGCGAGCCAGGCAGTAACCGCCGACCCGAGCCCGACGCCGAGCAGCGTCCACGGGTCGGACGTCGGGGCAGACGTCGTTGCGGCGGGGTCCTGCGCGAGCGCGGACGACAGGGCCAGAATGAAGGTCATGCAAGCTCCCAGTGCGGCCCGTCGGGGAACCGGACCCAGTCGCCGCCCCACACCAGGGACACGCCCGGATAGCGCCCCTCGGCCTGCATCTCGGCCCACTCGGCCTTGATCATCGGCGCCACGGCCCGGTAGGCGGCCCAGTCCCAGGTGACGGCGCCGCCGATGAGGGGGGCCACGTCGACCGCCAGAGACGGGGTCTTGTTGTGCTTGGAGCGGGGCCACGCGAGCCTCGACGCGCCCGACGACACCGCGGCCGCCTGCTCGGCCTCGCCGCGGTGCCCGCAAAGGACGGTCAGGTCGTGCGGAAGGTCAGGCCGCGCGATCACGCGCTCGAACAGCTCGCGCAGCGCCGGGTGCACCGTCGCGAGGCGAGCGACGGACCGGGCCCCCCACTGGTAGCGGGGCCCCGTCACTCGCTGTCCGCCTCGTCGTCCGGGGCCGTGCCGTCGCGCTCAGCGCGGAGGGCCTCGTAGACCTGCGCGGCCGAACCGACGAGCATCGAGATCTCGGCCGGCGTGAGTTTGCCGTCGACGAGGGAGACGCCGACGAGGCCGAGGAAGCGGGCGATCTTGCGGCGAGTCGTGCGGGACAGGCGCTTCACGGGCGCACCAGCTCAGCGATCGCGGCAGCGACTGGCACCGCGACGACGCGGGCCGGGTCGGCGAGCATCTCGGGAGTCTGCCCCGGGCGGTAGGCGGCGACGAGGTCGTCGGCCTCGTCCCCGTAGAGCACGACCGTCACGACGACGGCGCGGGGGTCGTCGCCGGCCGGCCCTTCGGTGGTGATGGTCCGAGCGTTCACCTTCACGAGACACCCCGCTTCCAAATGCGAATGCGCGTCAGGTTGCCGCTGATGTTGCCGCCACCAAAGAGCAGCGCGACGTTGCCCGGGGAGAGGCCCCAGGCCGTGCTGAGCGAGCGCGCGTAGCCGTCACGATAGAAGGTGTAGGACCCGGGGCCAGCAGGCAGAGCAGACCCCAGGCCGGACCCGATGACCTCTCCGGGGAGTGCCGCAGCGAAGAACGACAGCGATGCGAAGTCGGAGGCCTGGGAGGCGATGGTGGCCCCCAGCTCCGCGGTGCCGGCCGAGACAGACCGGGCGATGATGTTGCGCGTGCCGGCGGTGTTCAGGCACCGGCCGCCGCTGCCCGACCCGGACCCGTTGGGGTTGGCCGCAGAGCCGAAGAAGTAGGTGAAGAACGACGACGACGCCTGCACCGGGGATGAGACTTGCATCTCGACAGCGTACCCATCGGGGCCTGACGTATCGATGCCAATGCCAGACCAGTTTGGGACGAAGTAAACGTAAGGGCGCGCGGTGCCGGTACTCGAAAGCGCCATGCCCGTGCCGGCCGTCGGGGTGACCGAGTAGGTCCCCGCGTTGTCAGTCGCGAGGGTCAAGTCCGGCAGCGCCACGTTGCCGGAAGCGACGGTACCCGGCGAGGTGACGGCCGAAGACGTGACCACCTGCGTATAGTCGTAGTCCGCGGCGACCACCCAGTTGATCGAACCAGTGACGCTCGTAGGGTTGGCGACGGCCAGAGAGAGCCCGACCCGCGCCACCTGGCCATCCGCCCCGGTGCCCGTCAGAGTGACGGCGTAGGTGCGCCCGTCAGCGAGGCCCGAAGCGATCGAGACAGAGTACGGACCCGCGCCCGAGCCGGTGACGGTCGCCGTCGGCGGGGACCCAGACGAGGCCGTGACGGTCGCCGTGACGGTCACAGAGGCCGACCACGACCCGATCGAGGTCGACCCGAGCGACGTCGAGCCCGACGCGAGCGACACCGGTACAGGCGGGATCGGCGCCGTCAGATCGGGCGGCACCGCCCCGCCACCCGCCGCCGCGCCCATCGAGTAGAGACTGGACGGGCGGGGCTTCATCGGGCGACCACGCGAACGTAGACGATGCCCGAGGTGCCGCCGGTCTCCTCGAAGGTCAGCTCGCACCGCGACAGGGGCGCCGAGAGACCAGACGGGGCCTCCCAGACGCGCACGTACTGCTCGGAGGGCAGCGGCAGCACCGCGGCGCCCGGGTCCGAGGCCGCCACGCCGTACTCCATCGTGATGCCGGACGCGATCCAGACGTGGATCTCGCCGTGGAGGACCGGGTCGACGGTCAGTCGGCCGGACGCGCCGGGGACGAAAGAGCAGGTCCACGGGGCAGCGACGCCCGCCAGGTTGAGATCGGCCATCGGAGCCTCCGAAGGGATGCTATCACGGGACAGACCACGCCGCGAGACGGTAGAGCCAGCGGGCCCCGTCCCACTCGCGGCCGATGCAGAGCACCGGCCGCGACGACCAGCCGACCGCCGCGTCGGTCACCCGGCCCACGTCGCCGAGTTCGAGGATCCGATCGGCGGGGCAGGCGTAGGACCGCTGCAGGGGGCTGAAGTTCCTGAGCCGATGCTGCTCCACGCCCACCTGCTGCGCGGTCTGCACGTCGCGCAGGATGATGCCCTCGATGTCCTCGACGGGGCCACTGCCGCGCGTGGCGAGCTGTCGGCTGCCGAGCGTCGTCGAGCGCCCGTACTGGGCACCGGGGAGGGTCCCGGTCGCCGCCTGCCCCTCGTACCGTTCACGCGACGCGTCCCACCCGAAGGACACCCGGACCGCGCGGGGCCCGACGAGGTCCTCGGCGCCGACCGCCCCGATGGCCTCGCAGTCCTCGCCCTCAACGAGCGCGAAGGTCGGGGCCCCGTCGAGGGCCTCGGGCGCCAGCAGAACCGGGTAGACGCCCGCCGGGCCGCGGGCCAGTGCGACGGGGAGAAGCGGCAGGACAACGTCTTGGAGGTAGGACTGCACCGAGACGCCAGGATCGTCGACGTAGCCCGCGACGTCGTGGCCCAGCGCCCGGCAGACGGCCTCGGTGCGGCCCGCGTCGACCGCCCACCCGCTCCGACGCAGGAGGTACCGGAGGAGGTCCCCGGCCGTCGCCATGCCGGACAGGGCCCGGCCCGACGTCCATGCGACGAACAGCTCGTCTTCGACGGCTGCCAGACCGGTAACGTCGATCACCGACAGGCCTCCGAGGGCGCCGTCAAGCTCGGCCCCGTAGCGGCCCTCAACGCCGATCTGAAACTGCTCGGCCACGGCGTAGTCGAGGCCCGAGTCGGCGAGCGCCTCGCGCCACTCGCGAGCGAGGTCGGCCGTCGTCGCGACATCGACGCCCGACGTCCAAGTGTCGGTCGTCGCGTTGTACAGCTCGACGTCCGCCGCGTCGACCGGATGCCCCGCGACGAGCGCAAGGATCGGATTGCCGCCGCCCGAGGTCGTGATCACGGTCGCCGGGCTGCCCGCGCGCCGACGGTTGTCATCGACGACGACGTCGCCGGGCCGACCGAAGACGAGCGGGTAGGCGACGCCGTGCGCCTGCTCGGGCGCCGTCGGCCACAGCTCAGCCGAGATCACAGCGGACGGCGACAGGAGCGGGGTCTCCTCCTGCTCGCCGACGCCGATCGAGCCCTCGACGACGCCCGGGGCCTCGACGCTGCCCCAGACCAGGCCCCGCAGCGGCCCCAGCGCGACCAGCCGGGCCCCGTCGAGCACCTCGCCCTCGGCGTCGACCGGCACCAGGCGCAGGACGCCCGTCATGGTGCGCGGGTCGCAGCCGGCCGCCAGGAGCGTGCGCAGCCGGTCGCCGAGGTCGAAGCGCACCGAGACCTGCTGGTCAGAGGGCGCATCGGGCAGAACGTCGAGCCGCTCCTCGAAGGCGATCGCATCGAGCACGGTCTCGTACCCGGGCAAGTCCGCCGACGACAGCAGGTAGGGGCCGCCGTGCCAGTCGATCGACAGGGTCCAGATCCACGACGCGATCACAGCTCCTCCCGAAGCGTCAGCACCGGCACGCGCACCAGCTCAGCCGACAGCTCGTCGCCGAGGATGTGATCGCGTCCGACCTCGCGGGACAGGGCCCCGACCACGATCTGCTCGCGCAGGCTCAGGAACTGCACGCCCGAGACCGGATCGACGCGCGGGAGGTACGCGACGGGCAGCCCTTGGACGCGCCGCAGGATGCCCTCCAGCGACCGGACCTGCCCCCGGAGGGTGCCCGGCGACATCGGGGTGCCCGAGGTCGCGGGGTTGAGGTAGTCCGGGTCCGAACTGGCCGACATGTCGACGCCGTCGGTCCAGGCGATGTCGACTGCCCGGGCCGGGGGCGCGGCCCGGTCCAGACGCGCGACGCCCGATCGGCTGATCTCGACGTCGTAGCCAAGATCGAGCCGCTGCGACTGCCCCCAGCTCGGCGGCACGGGCAGGATGTGCGCCGCGCCGAACAGCACTTGACCGAGCCGGATGTCGCCATCCGCCGTGGTCTGCGCGTCCACCGTGAGCCGCAGCCCCTCGCACCGGCCAGGGCTCGGGATGATCCACGCGCCGGACGGGCTCCACAACGAGCAGTTGCCCGAGGAGGGGACGCCCGTCGGATCCGAGACCACGTCGAACTCCACCCGCGGGCCGCCGCCCGTGTTCGTCCAGGCGCCCTCGCGGTTCGCCCCGATCCGCATCGCCCGGGTCACGCCCGACCCGAAGTCGACCGTCCAGCCCGCCAGCTCCTGCGCGTCGAAGCGCAGCCCGATCGAGGTACCGTTCGGCACCACCGAGCGGCCGTACCGCTGGAATGCGACCGAGGTCCGACCTGCGGCCAGGTCGATCGTCGCGAGCGTCGACCAGACGCCGCCCGAGCGCCGCTCGATGAGCCCCGTCCGCCAGTTGGCGCCCCTGACGACCACGGCCAGGTACCCCGTGAGCAGCTCGCGCTCGACGCCGCCCGGGACCTGAACTGCCAGCCGCTTGATCGTCGCCGTCGCGCTGCGCCACTGCCGGCGCGGCGATCGGTTGCTGCCCGGGAAGATGCGCTGCACCGGGTACGTCGAGGCCGTCGAGCACGTCCACGTCTCGGTGCGCCGCCCCGGGCCGTCCACCGCCGACAGGTACAGGCCCCGTCCGACGTAGGACCGGGCCCCCGGCGCTCCGACCGGCCGGCCCCACAGTTCGTCCGTAGAGGGCGCAAGCGACGCCGACCAGAGCCTCGTCGAGCCCGCGTTGCCGTAGGCGCCCGCCGTCTCGTCGAGCCGCCCGCGCGAGAGCTGGACCGGGCCCCACGCCGAGGTGACCGTCGTCGCCAGCGCGGGCGCGACCAGGTGCCCCCAGGTGACGTAGGTGTTGTTCGTCGCTGCACCCGAGTCGCTCGCGGTGCCCGACGCGCCCAGCGTCCACGCGCGGACCTCAGCGCCCGCCTGCCCCTGGTAGGTCCGGTGCCAGACACGGACGCGTCCCGACACCCGGTCGAGCGCCAGCCGGTACTGCCGGGCCTCGTTCGCGAGCCCGGTCACATCACCGAGATTGGTGCCGCCGTTGGTGTCGACGAGCCGGTAGGCCGTCGCGTCGAGATGGACGCGAACGGTCCGGGTGACGGTCCCATTCGTGGCGCGGGCCTCGACGGCGACGAGGGCCGTCGCGCTGGCCCCGTTGGTGATCGACCCGACGCTGAACTCGGCGATCAAGTGCGTCTGGCTCAGGAAGCTGGCCGTCGGCGCGAAGAAGTGCGTCGAGCCGATCCCCGTCGTCGAGAGGGTCAGGAACGGCGCCGTCGACGTGCTCAGCGTCGACGACGAGGTGCCCGTCGCCGTGGTCGTCCAGCCCGAGACGTCGTCCGGCCGCTCGATCGGGAGCCAGGTCTGGTCCCAGCAGGCCCGGTCCTGGGTCCGCCCAGCGTCGCCGACCGGGGGCATCGTCAACGTCGACCACCCGCCGAGGAACGCTGCGAGGAGCGAGTCCTGCGTCGAGGTCGCCGTGTCGACGAGGGGTTGCGCGAGCAGTACGATCCGCCCGAGGGACGGGGCCGCGCTCAGCCGGTAGAGCCGAGAGTCGCCCGTGTCGACCGCCCGCCCGACCGTCGCCGCGTCCGTCGAGACCTCGGTGTTCGCTGGGTTGCGGCCGTACCCCGACCAGCTCTGCCCGTAGTCCGCCGACCACGCGACCGTCGTCGGGCGGTTGGTTCCCGCGACCTGCGTCACGAGCAGCCAGCCACCGCCGTAGTCGTCGGCGACGAGGGCCGTGTCGCCGTCGGTGATGTAGTCGGCCGAGTGCGAACCGTGGCTCGCGGTTGCCGTCGTGACGTTGTCATTGGCGAACGTGGACAACACGCCGAGCCCGTAGCCATCGGCCTGAGTGAGTGGCGCGAACGCCGAGCCGAGACGCTGGAACGCGGGAACCCCGTTGCTGCGCAGCCGGAAGACGACGAACTGCCCGCCCAGCACGGCGATGTCGTGGTACCCGCCGTCGCGGCCCGAGGAGGCGAGGCCGTCGCCCGTCGAGATCGCAGTCAACGTCTGGCCCTGGTCGTCGCTCGCCCACTGCCGCAGGACGTCGAGACGATCGTAGGTGCCGTCGACGAGCAAGCTCCGAAGGTGCGCGACGAGGAGGATCTGCCCCGCCCGGTAGGCCCCGCGCAGCCGACGGACCGACCGGCCGGGGCTGCCGCTGCCCGTCGTCGCACCGCCGAGCCGCATGTCGGTCTCGGGCGCGAGGCCCTCCCCGCGCTGCGTCCACGTCGCCCCGCCGTCCGAGGTCTCCCACGACGAGATCGAGTAGCGCGTCGCGGCGCCGAGACCGGTCGTAGGGCTGGCAACGAAGGCGAACAGCACCGCCCGCAGCGAGTCGATCGCCACGACGCACGGGGCATAGGCCGCGCGCCCGGTCGCCGTCGCGTCCCAGACCGTGACACGCGTCCATGTCGTCGCAGCGGACAGCCGGTGCCACACCCAGAGGGTGCCGCCGTCGGTCGCCGTCGCCCCAGCGCAGCCCGCCGCGATGAGGCCGCCGCCGGGCAGCCCCGCGATGTGGCTCGTCTGGACGTTGTTCGTCGTGGCCCAGTTGAGCGCGTCCATCCCGGACACCGTCGCCGGGCCTTCCCACCCGTAGTAGGCGCCCGAGGTCCCGGGGCGCTGGATCAGCGAGCAGTCGCCGAGACCGGGCCCCGCGTGCCCGCCGGTCTGCACCCGGACCTGCACCGTACCGGTCTGCGAGCCCGTCGCCCGGAGCACCAGCGCCGAGGCCTGCGCCGCGACGGGCTGCCCCGCGACGACACCGGCCTCGTCGTAGGTCGACTCGGCGGCCCAGAACGACGACGCGTCCGAGGCCCAGCCGAAAGGCTCGACGAGGGCTTGGTACTGGGTCCGGGTGATCGCCGCCATCCTACCTCCGACCCGTCGCGGGGGTGCGGCCGCGGACGGCGCGCCCGAAGGCCGACGGGCGCGCGGCCTCCACTGCGAGGTATCGCGCCATGCTCGGGAAGGCGACGACGAGCGGCCCGGTCCCGCCGGCAGAGACATCGCCGCGGTTCGCCGCCGCGACACCAGCCTCACCACCGACGGCGCGGACCCCTCGACGGGTCAAGACCCCCTCGCCAGGCTCGGCCTCGATCAGCCGCCCGTCGTAGGACTGGGCCTCGACGATGCCGCCCGCGGCGAACTTCGGGGGCGGCGCCGACGCGATCAGCGCAACCTGAGCCGCGATCGCCGTGCTCAGGAGCCCGGCCGCGATCGGACCCGCGATCGGGCCGAGCGTCGCGAGCGCGGAGATCACAGCCTGCGCGCCCTGCACCGCGGCCGTCGCGATTGCCGCGCCCTGTTGGATGCGAAATGCCCGCTGCGCCGCCTTCTCGGCCGCCTTCTCGCGCTTCTCCAGTTGCCGCTCCTCGGCCTCGGTGATGTCCTCGCCGAGCCGCTCGCGGGCCTGCCGCACCTCCTCGATCTGCCGCTGCGCCCGCTGCGCCGCGAGGTCGCCGATCGCCGCGGCAGCCTGGGCCGCCGCCGAGGTGACGCCGACGACGTCCGCGACCAGCGCAGCCGTCGCCGCCTTTGCCTTCTGCCGCGCTTGATCCGCCTGCGCCGCCGTCTCGGCCTGGACCGCCTGCAGCTCCTGCTCCTTCTGGATCGCGATCTGGGCGTACCGCTGATCGGCCAGCCGCCGCGCCTCCTCTCCCTGCCCGAGCTTGGTGAGGTCCCGCACCTGCTCGTCGACCGCGGCCTTCTCCGCCTGAGCCCTCGCGTCGATCGCCGCGATCTTGTCGGCCTCGGTCCCGGTGAGCCGAGCCTGCTCCTCGATGACCTGCAGCGCGAGGCCCTCGACGGCGATCTGCCCCTTGCGCGCCATCTCGGCCGCCCGGTACTCGGCTGCCGCGCGCTTCGCTGCGGCCGCGGCCTCGTCGGTCGCGCTCGCCGCCTTGCCCGTCGCCGTCGCCTGCTTCTCGGCCTGCGCAGAGACCTGCGCTTGCACGGCCACCAGCTCGCGCGCCCGGCCCGCGTAGTCCGCGGTTCCGATCTCGATCCGCTCCAGCGTGGCCCCTACACCACCGAGCGCCGCCGAAGACAGGGCCTTGCCCGCGCTCTCGGTTACGCCCTCGAAGCCGGTCCGCACCGAGCGCAGCGCATCGCCCACCGAGCCGAGCCCCGCGGCCGCGGCCAGGTCGCCGAGCCCGCCGACAAGCCGCGTCAGGACGTCTGCCACGCGGAAGGCCGAGCGCACGAAGGCGACGCCGAGCTGGTCGGCAAGCGCCCGGAAGATGCCTTGCCCGTCCGCTGCCGCGTTCGCGCTGTCGACGAGTGCGAGCCCGAGCTGCACCACCACCAGCGCCGCGCGCTCGACGGTCGGCGCGAGATCGGCGCCGAGGACCTCGACGACCCGCCGACCGACCGTCGCGACGGCGTCGAGCGCCGCGCCCGCGGCCGACAGCGAGGAGACAGCCGACGGCGACAGCCCGCCGAAACCCGCCAGCTCGCGGAAGGGCTCCAGCGCCGGCCCGACGGCCGCAGCCTCGCGGACGAGCTTCACCGCGCCGACAGCCGCCGCACCCAGCCCGACGGCCAGCGCGCCCACGCCCGCGACCGCGAGGCCGATCGGCGAGGACAGGGCCGCCATGCCCTTCGACAGCTTGTCGACTTGGTCCTTCGGGATGCCCGCGAGGTCGCCCAGTTCGAGCAGCCCATCCCGGACCTCCTTGGACGCGGCGGCCGCGGCCTTGGCAGCCTTCGCCCCCGCGTCGCCCGCCGACGAGGCCGCCCGGCTGCTCGCCTTGATGGCCTTGTCCAGCTCCCTGACGGCTTTCCTGGCCTCGGCCGCCGTGATGTCCGGGATGCTCGACAGCTTCTTGCGCAGGTCGTCGACCTGGGCTTGGTACGTCAGCGAGACGACAGCGCCGGCCATGTCACACTCCTACCGGCTGGGCCAGTTTCGCGAGGTCCGCCTGCAAGGTAGCCACTATCTCGGCCCGCCGCTGCTCTGCCGGCTTGCGGACGTAGACGCTCCAGACGTTCTTACCGGCCTCGGCGGCCGACCGGGCCCCCTCGCCGTGGATGCGCCGGAGCTGGCGCCAGCGGAAGTCGAAGATGCGGGCCCGGGCCTCGGGAGTGTCGCCGCGCTGGCTCCACTGCAGCGCCTCGCGCTCCAGACTCTCGCGCGTCCTGACGCTGTTGCGGATCTTGTATGCGTAGAAGCCCCAGTTGGACTTTGCGTCGTTCGTGATCGCGACCTCGATCACGTCCTCGCGGATCCGGGTTTGAACCGCGAAAGACCGACGCGACCGGCCCGAGCGCACGGGCCAGACCCTGACGGCCTCGACCTGCCGCTCCTCCAGCTCGGCCGTCACGACGCGCACGAAGTTGGACGCCGCGCCGTCGGCGGTCCGATCGAGCAGCTTCAGCAGCGCCGTCTGGTCGACCACGATCGCGGCGGCGCCGGCCTTCTCGGTGGTCTTACCTCTGGGCACGGGCTGCCTCGCGCTGGCGCATCCGGTAGTCCGCCACGACGAGGGCCCGGTCCGCCGGATCGAGCGCCGCCCACCAGCTCAAGGGCTGGCCCCAGTCGCGGCAGACGGCAAGCATCAGCCGCCCGTACCCGCCACCGGGGCCGCGGAGAAACCCTCGGCGGCCACGACCTCGTCCTCGGTGACCCGCGCGCCCAGCCCCCACCAGAACCCCTCTTGCGAGATGCGCGCGGCCTCGTCGAGCCCGAGCGCGTCGCCGAGGTCGTCGAAGACGCGCGACCCGTAGTCGAGCAGCGGATCGGTCAGCCGCCACGGCCGCGGGCGGGACCGAGTCGGCCAGGCCGCGCCCTCGGGCCACGACAGGGCCAGCACGGCCGCGCCCAGCGCGAGGACGGCGACGGGCTCGCCGCCGACCCGCTGCTGCGCCGAGGCGACTGCGACCTGCGCCGTGGCCCCCAGCTTGCGGAGGGTGACTCGGTGACCGCCGATGTCGACGGTCACCTCCGAGACAGGAGACAGGGCCATGACGTCCTCCTCGACGTGTAGGCAGGCTCAGCGTTGAGCGATCAGCGTCACGCCGTCCAACTCCACCGGGCCCACGATCGCGAGCGTGAGGCTAACCGTCGACGGGTCGCCCTCCGATACGTCGAAGGCCTGGAGGTAGGCGTCGTCGAAGGTGATGCTGCGGCTCTCGGCGCCGTAGTTGAAGCTGAAGGTGCCATCGACCGTGCGGGCGTCCCCGATGTCGGCAGACGTCGAGACGAAGCCCGAGGTCGTACCCATCGCGAGCCTATAGAAGGCGTCGGTCGGCGACGACAGCACGGCGTTGATCGTGATCGTCGGGGCCACGCGCTGCCCGAGCCGCAGCCCGACGAACGCGCCGCGGGACTGCACCTCGGTGACCGTGCGGCCGCCGGGGATGAGGCCCGACACCGAGGTATCGCCCTGCGAGAGCTGGAGCGTCGCGGAGTGACCCGCGTCGTCGGTGATGACGAGCTGCCCGTCGCTGAATGAGGAGGGGATCAGGGACATGCGGACCTCACTGCGCGCCGACGATGAGGATGCGGTAGGAAGCCGTCGAGCTGCCCGTCTCGGTCACGACGAAGGTGCCGTTCGAGCCGACGGACACACCGGCCGGGCCGAGGTCCATCGCGAAGCTCTGCCCGCTGGCGAGGTTGAGGCCCTCGTTTGCCCCGGTGAAGGCCGCGAGCACGTTCGCCGCGCCACCCTCGACCTTGATCGCGCCCGTGAGGCACTGCACCGTGATGGCCTTGACCTCGTCGAGATCGATCGCCTGCCCGAGCATGTCCGTAAGCGAGCCGGCCGCGAGGACGTTGTAGGTGTGAGTCGCGCCCGAGGACAGCGAACGCTCAGCGAAGTACGCCCGGTCGGCCTGCCCGGAGCCGATGCCGTTGGCGGTCCGAGTGTCGACCGAGATCTCGCCCTTGACGGCGCCGGTCTGAGGGGAGTCGGGGGTCAGCTCGGCGAGCGAGCGGATGGAGACGAGGGACGCGAGGGACGTGGCCACGGGGACTCCTACCAGGGGAGGTGCAGGTCGAAGGCGAGATCGACGAGGACCCAGCCGGCCTCGACGAGAGAATAATCCGGCGTCCACCCGCCGACCAGACAGCGGGGGTCCTGTCTCGACTGGAGGGCGCAGCGCACCGCGTAGGCCGCTGCGTGCGCCCGGGCCAGGTGCGCGGGGTGCTCCTCGGCGACGTAGCGCGCCGCGAACAGGACGCGGGAGCGCATGACCAGCGTCCCCCCTGCCGCGGTGACGACCTCGTCGCCAGCGAAGACCCAGAACGAGAGATGCGTCGTCGGGACCGGGCCCCGCGCCCGCGTCCAGCCGTCCGACTCCGAGGACCGGTAGCCGGCCGCGTCGAGGCCCTCGATGCGCTGGTACACGCCCTCGATCGCGGCGAGCCAGGTCGACTCGCCGAGCGACGCGCCATCGCCGCGGGCTACCACGTCGGCCGCCCGACCGGCGCCAGCCGCATGACCGGGCCGTGGCCCCGTCGCAGAGAGGCGTCGTCCTCGTCGAACTGGAACCGAAGCTCGGCGGCGACGCGCTGCATGTCGAAGTGCAGTTGGCGCTTGCGCTCGGCGAGACTCTCGTCGAGGCCCACCGAGATCGCATCGACGCAAAGCTGGAGCGCACGCGTCAGGACCCAGTCGTAGGACCCGTGGATGCCCCGGATCGTCCACGGCCGCTTGCCGTCGCTCAGGAGTTTCCTGACCAGCTCGTACCACGCCGCGTCGATCTGCGGCTGCCAGCCCTCGCCGGTCCCGCGCTCGCCCTGCGACTGCGGCACGCGATGCCGCAGCTCGGGCAAGCGCAGGTACAGGTCGGCCTCCGAGACCGGGTTCAGCGGGACCCAGTCGCAGAGATAGGCCTCGATGCGGGCCGGGTAGCTCAGGCCCCCGATGGACAGGGCCCACTCGACAGTCCAGCCCGAGCCGAGAGTCTCGGCGGCAGACGGGGTGACCGTCCCGGTCGCGATCGAGGAGGAAGGCGTAACCGGTGCCGCCGAGACCAAGGCTGTCCCGCCAGGGCGCAGGACGGAGTACGTCCCGCCTGTCGGGGCGACGAGCGCGCCGCCGGCCCCGTAGCGCACCGGGCAGTCGATCGTCTGCACTGCACCACGTTGGAGCAGGTAGGGGATCGGCCGCCCGAAGGCGTAGGTCGCGGCGCGGATCGTCACGCGTAGGCCAGAACGATGAACTTCTGGCCGTTGGTCACGGTCACCACGACGTTGGTCGAGGTGTGCGTGCCCTCGGTCACCACGTAGGCGCCGGCCGTCAGGTCGTAGGGAACCACCACGACCAGCGACGGAACCACGCCGAGGCCGTGCGCCACGTTCTGCGCCGAGCCGGTGCCGGTCTGCAACGTCGACTTGAAGGGGGCCGTCACGCGGGCGGCGCGGCCGCCAGAGAGGACGACCGACCACGCGCCCGAGATGCGCTGGACGAGGTCACCGTTCGTGCGGAGGTACACGCTCCCGTTTGGCTCGCTCTCCGAGGCCGCGCCAGACCCGGCCGTGATCGACGGCGACGCCGTCAGCGCAGTAGTCCCGCTCGGGCGGATGATGACGCCGACGCCGACGAGAGCGCGGCGCAGGACTTCATAGACGGCAGCAGAGGCGACGGGCATCGGACACTCTCCGGTGGAGGGACGAGATCAGGTGCGAGGTGCGAGCTGCGCCTCGATGGAGTCAGCGATCCGGGCCATCCCCGGGGACGCGTGGCCGATGCGGCGATGCGCCTCGGCGAGCTGGAGGGTCTTCGACCGCGTGGCCTGGATCACGCCCGGATGGACGGGGCCCAGGAGGTCCACCAGCGAGCGGCGGAACGCGATGAAGCCCTCGGCGTCGAAGGTGGCGATCGCCTCGGCGCCGACGACGTCGTAGCGGGTCCAGACGTCGGCGTGATGGTGCCGGGGCTTGCCGCGCCGATCGGGGGCCAGCTCGATCCGCTGGACATACCCGCCGTGCTCGACACCAAAGGCCATCACCTTGACGTCGAGGGGGATCATCATGCGCCGGTTGGTCCGCTGCTCGTACTCGATCGATGCCGCGAGCATCGACCCATCCCGCACGCCCTGAATGCCCGCCTCGAAGCCGACCTTGATCGGCAGGTACAGGGCTTCACCGTCGACGAACGTGACCGAGGTCGCGTCCGCGAAGTAGGCGAAGATCGGGGTCTCAACGAGCGGGGGATACTCGGCCCCGCGCGCGACCTCGGGCAGACCGCCGAGCACCGTCACGGGGGACGATGCAGGACGCGTACCCAGAGGGGCGGCGACAGGGCCAGAGGGAGCAGCGGACTTTCCGGGGATCGGCATGACGTCCTCCTCGACGTGTACCGGGTTGGATCAGATCAGATCAGGTCGCGAACAGAAGCTTGATGCCGCCCGCGTTCTGCCGGATGGACGCGCCGAGGTGCGTCGAGCCGACGACCTGATCCTCGCTCTTGAGCGAGTCGCGGTTGATCTCGACGCCGTACAAGGGCGTCCAGAGCAGCACCTGCGTCGCCGGGCTGGGCTCGGGCATGAAGGCGTCCCAGGCGAGGGCTTCGGGCCCGAACATGCCGCAGACCGTATCGCCCGCGGAGGTCGGCAGTTCGCTGGAGGTGTAGACCCAGAGGTTGCCGTTCATGAACTGGCCCTTGAACCCGGGGTTGACCGTGTTCAGGTACCCGTCGGTCTCGGGCATGACCTGCACCCGACCACCGAGCGCGAAAGCGTCGGAGGCCACGTTGGCCCAGTCCTTCGGGCGCAGGACGAGGACGTAGGGGCCGGCCGAGTTGGCGATGCCGAGGGTCTGGTAGGCGCTCAGGATCGAGGCCCAGGTCGCGGTGCCGCCGGACACGCCGCCCGACGCCGAGAAGCTCGGGAACAGGGAGGCGATCAGGGAGACCACGCTCTGCTGCCAAGCGATCGTCTGATCGGTGACAAACTGGACGAAGGCCAGCTCATCCATGCTCTGCAGCGCGCGAGCCATGTCGGAGACCTGACGCGCCATGCCGCGGCGGGCCGGGGTGACGGTTGCGGCCGCGCTGGACAGGGTCTCGACAGTGAAGTCAGAGCCCTGCGACGTGGCCGTGAACTTGTTCAATCCCCAGCCGACATCGACCATTTTGGTCCCAAGGGCGGCGCCGAGACGGGTCGCGCCCAGGAACTGAGAGGCGAGGACGGGGTTGGCCAGCAGGCCGCCGCCAGAACGGTCGCCCAGCGTCAGCCCGATCGAACGGGTGATCGCCGCGACGAGGATGTCGGACATCGGAGTGGTGCCAGTACGGATCGGATCGCCCACGGTAGACCTCCAGAAAGCTCGGATGGTGGCCTACGCTGATACCGGAGCGACCCGCGGCCTGGAATGTACCCCGATGCTACCGTGCGCCGAGGAGCTTGGCAAGGTCTGCCATGCTCTTAGCCCCCGTGACGTCCTCGATCTTCGTCTTGGTCGAGGCCGACCGGGCCCCGGTGTCGACGCCAGCCGAGCGGGTCTTCGGGGGAGGGGCCTCGTCTTTGGCTGCGGGGATGTAGGCCTGGAGCGTCTTCGGGAGCGTCTCGCGGGCCTTCTCGTCCGCCGAGACCGAGCGCCACCACTCGACCGCGGACTTCGGGCGTCCCTGCTCGGGCAGCCGCTGGTACGCCGTCCGAAGCGCGACGAGGCCATCCTCGTCGAAGCCGAGGTCACGCGCCGCCAGGTGCTCCTGATGCTGCGCCGCCAGAGTCGCAACCTCGCGCGCCGCCGCCGCCTTGACCTCCTCGATCGACTTCGCCGCGCTCTTGCGCTCGGCCTCCACCGCGCTCGCAAGGTCCGCGAGCTGGCGCTTGATCTCGTTCTTCTCGCGCACGACCGCCCGGAACCGGTCGACCGGTACCTTGTTGCCGCTGGGCTCGTCGTCGTCGTCGGCCTCGGTCTGCCGCGTTCCCGACAGCGCCGCCTTGATCTTCTCGATCAGATCGTCACTCATCACCTACCCTCCTCGCTCAGTGAACTCTCGCAACAGCCGACCACCGGTCGGCGAACGAACGAACCGCGCGTACCACTCCGGGGCCTCGCGCCGGGCCACGGACAGGGCCCAGCGCACACCCGGGTCGCCGCCCCAGAGCTGCCAGGCCTGCCAGCCGGGGCCCTGCTCGCCCCAGGTCGCGCCCTCGCGATCGACGTAGTGTCGGGCGAAGTAGCGCAGCATCCGCAAGATCGTGTCGAGGCTCAGGGTGCGCCGGTTGGCCAGGTCTCGCGCCCGGGCCAGACCCACCGCCGTCCCGCCCCGCTGCGACGGGGGCTTATCCGCGCGCACGTCGAGCCCCCGCTGCGCGGCCCGGGCGACACCAAGCGGCGGCCGGATCGGCATTAGTCGAGCATCCCCATCGCCTCGACAACCGCCCCCAGCGCCGCCCGCAGCACGTCCGGGCTCGCGTCGCCGGCCAGGGCATCCTCCAGCGCAGACCGGGCCCCCTCCAGCTCAGCCCGCGCGTCCTCGGCTGCGCCGTCGTCCGTTGCCACGGCCTCGAACTCCTGCTCGACCTCGGCCCCGTAGAGGACCGGGTAGGCCTGCTCGGGCAGAGTGCTGCCCGTCTCGCGATTGATCAGCGCTGAGACCCGCCGCAGGACGAGGCCATCGTGCGCACGACAGTCCGGGTAGGTCGCCGCGACGGCCTCGGCCAGCGCCCGCCGCTCGGTCTCCGACGGCTCGCCGCCCGTCGCAGCCATCGACACTGGCAGCCCCATCGCGGAGACGAGCTGCTCGGCGTACTGCCGGATCGCGGTGTGAAGCGGCAGCGGATCGAAGCCGGGCCCGAACTGGTGAAGCATCCCCGGCCGCTCCGGGTCGATGTGTCGCCAGCGCAGCACCGACTCAGGGCCGACCGAGATCCCAGCCTGCATCGTCTCCGACCGCGTGTCGAGGCCGTCAAGCTCCAGGCCGATCGCGTTCCGCTGAGGCCAGCCCGCATCTCTGACGGCCGCCCCCCAGTGGGTGTAAAGCGCGCAGACCTTGAGCGAGCCCTCGACGATCTCGATCCCCTCGTAGGGCGCGCGAGGGTCGCCCGAGATCACGATCCGATGGAAGGGCCTGCCGTCGGCGTACCGCCACGGGTAGGCGCGAGCGTCCGCGGCAAGGTCACCGAGGGCCTCGTCGGTGACGTCCTGCTCGCCGCGCAGCACCGCGAAAACCGGCGCGTCGAGGTCCGACAGGTCATAGAGGTCCTCGACCTCGACGAGATCGCGCCCGAGCCGCCGCAGCCGCCGATGCCGGATGACCGTCGGGGCCGTCGGGTCGTCGCTCAGGTACTCCACCGAGAGGTGCTCCGGGGACAGGGCCTCAAGGAACGGGCGCTCGCTCGCCGCGCTCCACCCGATCAGGGTGCCGGCCCAGTTCGCCGCCAGCCGGTAGCGCAGCGCCTCGGCCGAGACCGCCGACATCCGCGTCGGCATCGGCCGCGCCCCGATCCGAGCGTACCGCGCCACCGTCGTCCGAGCGGACGCGTCGCCGAGCGCGAGGGCCAGCTCCTCGGGCAGCCCGAAGACGGCCGGGGGTGTCCGGTACGCCGTGCCCCGCCGCTCGACGTAGGAGCGCAGGGGGTTCATCGAGAGGTCGACCGGGCCCAGCTCGCGCGCCCGGTCGCCCATCTCCTGCCGCGTCCGCACCCGGACATCCTCGACGTGCATCCCGCGCAGGATGCGGATGCGCAGCGCGGCCTCCTCGCGGGGCGTCCGCTTCACCGCGGGCTGGTAGCCGTAGCCGAGGACGCTGATCATGGACTCCCCCAGGTGCAGACTATCACCGAGCGCGGCCCTCAAGCAACGGGACCGCGATGTAGCGCAGACCGTCGAGCCCGTGTTTGTGCGGGTCCGAGGGCGACGTCGAGCCCTGCCACCCGGCCAAGTCGGCGTGCAGCAGCGAGCAGCGCGTCGACACCGACAACCTCGGCGGGTCGTCCACCATCAGCCGGTGCAGCATCAGAGAGCCCTCCCAGACCGAGCCCTCGTACTTGCGCGGGGTCGCGATGCGCCGCAGCCCCTCGGGGAGCTGCTCGGTCCAGCCCCGGCGCTCGGTCGGGATGCCCAGCTCGGAGGCCATCGCCTCAAGGAAGGCCCGGTTGGACATCGCGCCGCCTCGATGGTCGCCGTGGTGCGCCCGGTCGCCGATCCACCGATCCACGTCGCCGGGCTCCAGACCGGACCGGGCCAACATGTCCAACACGCCCCGCGCCGCGCCCCGCGGGGTCGTCCGGTCGGTGCTCGCGTACTCGTCCAAGACCCAGAGGTGCGCGTGCAGCCCCCGGCGCGCAGACGCGACGAGGATCGCCCGCTGGGTCCCGGGCTTCGGGCCGTGGTCGATCCCAACGCCGACCACAGCGCCCACAGGCGGGGCCTCGTCGCGAACCAAGTGCGGGCCCCACGACGAGAAGTAGGCCGTCTCGCGCCGCGGGGTCCGGCTGCGGCCCATCCGCATGTCCGCCTCCAGCGCCGACAGCCCAGCCTCGTGCTCGGCGATGTCGCGCGCCGTCAGCCAGGGGAGGTCGACGAGGCCGCCGCGCGGGGTCACGGCGTCGAGCGTGAGCGGGGTGTGCAGCTCGCCGACATGCGGCAGGGCTGGGTCGTCGACGAGCTTCCAGAGGTACTGGACGTCCGCCGCGGTGCCGAGGGTCGGGGTGAAGCCGACGTACATCCGGCCCCCGCGCCCCAACAGACGGGGCCACAGCTCGTTGTGGACGGGCTCGGGCAACGGCTCGTCACTGACGACGACCTCGGCGCGCGGCCCGGCCAGGTTCTCGGCGTCGAACACCCCGAGGACCAGAGTGCTGCCAGCCCCCGGCCCGCCGACCACGTCGTAGACCGGCATCCGCTGCCCTCGGACCATGCCCGAGTTGAAACGGATGCGCGGCCCGAACCAGCTCGGCGGGACCATCGAGAACAGGTACTCAAGGGTTACGCCCAGTTGCTTGTAGGTGTTCCCCACCAGCATCACGGTTCTCTTGCGCGACGTCTGCCACGGCAGGAGCCCGCCCAGCGCCCGGCGCGTCACCTCGGCCAGCGCCACCGACTTGCCGATGCCGTTCGCACCCCACCAGACCGTGAGCCGGTAGGGGCTGTCGAACAGGTCGAGCTGCGGCCTCGTCCAGTGCGCGGGAGCGCGGCCGTGGACCGCGGCCCGGGCGGCGATGGCTGAGGCGTCGATCACGCGCGCTCCAGCACCAGCGTCCCATCCGACCGGGCCACCAGCCGCAGCCGCTTCCGCCCAAGCCACTCGGCGACGTACACTTCGAGGTCGACGTCGACCAGCTCGCGGGCCGACGCTCCGAGCTGCTCGCGCCACTCGGCGGGAGACAGGTCCGCCGGCCCGGGCGCGGGCTTCTCCTCGGCGCGGCGCAGCTCGTGGAACCTGTCCAGCGCCGAGGTCATCTGCTTGGCCGCCGCCACGTAGGCGTTGCTGGCGGGGTCGGCCTCGTCAAGGGTCCGGCGCAGGCGCTCCACCGTCCACGCCGCCGCGGCCGCCGGGCTCAGGCTGAGCAGGTCCACCGCCTCAGACCGAGCCTCGGGCGCGCGCACCACCGGGGCAGGCGACTCCACCACCGGCAAGACAGGGCCCTGCCCCGGCTTGCGGCCTCGCGTCAACGGCTTGAGCAGCCCCTCGTCGACCAGCGCCCGACGCAGGGCAGTCGCAGCACGAACCACTCGCAGCCGGTGCTCCGATGGGGGCATGTCCGGGGCCAGCGCGGCGATCGCCTCCTGCCCGGTGCAGCCCGTGGCGATGAGGTGCGCGCGCACAGCCTCACGATCGGGGGCTTCACTGCTCATTGCGACTCCGTTGCTTTACCGTGGGGGGGTTGAGCGTCGAGACTACGCCAC